TGTGCTCTGCCCTGCTCCCTGGTGTGTGGGCCTGCTATGCCTGCCCTGTGGGCAGGGGCTTGTGCGTGGGCCTTGTCTATGGGCCTCTTATAAGCCCCTGCTATATGGGCCTATTTTGCGGCCTTGTATTTCGGGCCTTATATTGGCCTCTGAAAAAGTGCTTTATTTTCGCCTGGTTTTTCGGCTATGTATTTCCGGGCTTTTTTCGGGCTTTGTTTTCGCCTTAAATTTCCGGCCAGATTTTCCGGGCCTCAAAGGCTGGATTTTTTTCTCCGGATTTTTTCGCGTAGATTTTTCCGGAGAAAATTTCCCGGATATTTTTTCCGGGTTTTGTTTTCCGGCATTTTTCCTGGCCTGATTTTCGCGGCGGTATCTGGCTTCCTCTTTTTTCTCGATGTAATATTCATACGATTCCCGGTTCTCCGTGACAAGTTCTTTCACGTAGTTAAATTCCAGGAGCTCGTACATGGCGGCCTTGTGGATTCTGTGGCACTGGCTTTTTGACATCGGGATTCCCTCTGCGATCTCTCCCCATTCATGACCATCGATGTGGCGGAGCTCGCAGATCTCGCGCTCCATAGATTCCTCCGGTAAAAAATTCAGGATCGTTGCCACGTTGGCCATGGATTTATCGGCCTTGGCTTTCTGCTCGTAGATCCTGTCTTCAATGTCGGCCAGCTTCATGAGGATTCCGGCTGCGCCTTCGTTGTTGCCTCCACTTCTCGGCAGTGGATCATATCCCTGTCCTCCGATCGGAGAGTCACGCTCGGCATTGATCTCAAGAAGCCGGACCTCTAGCTGCTTTTTTCGGCGCTTCGCTCGGACATACTGGCCGAGCATCCATTCTAATACTGATCTATCGTTCTCCAATTCTTCATTGATTTCCTGCATCGCATTTCTCTCCTTTTCTTTGATTTCCGAGCTTGTTACCGGGGAGATTCCCTGGCTTTTATGCGCTCGATGATTTTTAGCGTCTGCTTTGCCGACAGGTATCCTTGAATCGATCCATCGGCCCATATTTCTAATAAGTTCATGATGCTTCCGTAGCTGCACTGATGCTCTATGACGGATATTTCCTTCGTTGGTTCCGGCAGCGGGACTGTGATCTGATATCCGTCGTATAGGTCGTGCTGCTCATGCTCGATCTTTCTCTCCTGGAGCATCTGCCCCAGGAGAATGATTTCACTGTATTTTTCCGACTTATTCATCGTCGTCGCTCTCGATCTCGCTGCCTTCTGGATTACCTTCCTCTTGCTGATTCTTCGCCGCTTGTTGCATCATAGCTCCAAAGAGCGCCGCCATTGGATTGATCTGCGGCTGCGCTGGCTGCTTCGGTTCGTTCTGCGCATCGATCATTCTTAAAACCATAATGACGCCCGTCGCTGTCTGAATGGCAAGATCTGAATTGTGCGTCTTGTCCAGCGCTCTCAGGTAGCTTTCCAGGTATGCATCTGTGTAGTCGTGAATTTTATCGTTCTCCATTTCTTTTCCTCCTTATCCTGCAAATATTGACCAGATCAGCATGATTGCTCCGCCGATCACGATGATTGGAATCATGGCTATCATTGCTAAGACTGTGATCATCCCGATTGCCGTTGCGATGGCTTCTCCGACTCTGGTTTCGTCGCAGATCTCGACGCTTGGGCACATTCCGGTGCTCCAGTAGCATCTTCCGTCGCATCCGTACTTCTTGGCTCTTTCCTGCTGTTTCTTCAGTTCTCTACTCTGTCTGCTCATCTTCTGCCTCCTTTAGCTTCTGACCGCACCACGGGCAGTATGGATAGATCTCTCTGTCTTTTCTGAACGGATTCCCTATGGCGCTCTGACCGCAGTTCGGGCATGCCAGCGTCTGGTCTCCGAAGCCGATCTCTTTGTTCTGCAGCGGCATGGCGATCTCTTTCTTGTCCTCTACTCTGAAGCATTTCAGCTTTCTTCCGATGATGTTGTGGTTGAATTCCACGCCTACTCCGTCATCGTCGCTGTACCAGACTCCGTGCAAGAATGGGATTCCAGCCCATTGTCCGATTTTATCGCACATCACGATTCCATATGCTTCTTCCTCCGGGCACCAGACCGGAAGTCCAGCCATTGTCTTCAGTTCTTCAATGGTGAGCGGTTCCTGGTTTATCGACTCTCTTTTACTCATTGGCGTCATCCTCCCAGTTCCACAATCCCTGTCTTCCCCTTGCCGGTATTGGTTTTTCAAATAGCACCGGATTTTCAAACACCCACGCGTATCTCCCTATCCGGTAGTCTCCGAACGCATACTCTGCGGGATTGCTTCTTTTCAGGTGATCTCTGAACTCCTTATTGATGTGGATGCAATTTACGAGGGTTGCTTTTCCGATGATTGATCCTCTTGGCAGGTCCTCGAAGTTATTCGGTGTGATTCCAGCTTCCTGGAAATGTCGGCCATCCGGATCGTCAATGTAGCATCCGCTTGTATAGTCCTTCGGGTTCTTCCCTGCGTGGATTAAAACTTCCCCGCGATAGTTGGTTTTCCAGGATCTCGTTTCGTTCATTTTGTGACCGCTTGCGATCAGTGTCGCCCATGGCTGTATAATGGTTAGTGCTTTCATGACTGCTCCTTTCTGAAAAGCTCGGCCAGACGTTCCTTGATTCTGTTCCACACGATCGGCCCGATGCCCTTGACGCCCTGCAGCGCTTTTTCCACGTCCTGAAGCTCTACTCCGGGCACGGATTCTTTTCCGTCTGCATATCCGTTCTTGTAGACGTCTGTCAGAAAGTCTTCCATCTGCTTGTGGTCATATCTCTTGATGTCTTTGTATTTGGTGCGGTTGATCATGTATTTATCTTTGGCTCTTTTCATATTCTTCCACCTCTCTGATTGCTTCCTCTGGCCAGCAGACGAACGCTGCGGTTCCGCCTGCGGCCTGGATCATCCTGGCTGTCTGCTCCTGCAGCTTGGATCTGATTCCGACGACTGGACGCTTGACCTCAAATCCGAAGTAGTGGCCATCCTTTATGAACATGACGTCCGGGATCCCTGCTTGGCTGTATGCTCCCTGGGAGATCTTGGCCACGAAGGCATCCGGGTATCGTTTCTTCAGGGCTTCCTTGATCTTCGTCTGGTAGTAGCCTTCCTTCTTGATCAGCTTCCGAAGCTCAGCCAGCGCCTGCTTCTTAGTGCTTATCTGCTTTCTTTCCATGAAAGAAAGCATGAATTCGTTTTCGTCGAAGTCTTTTTCGTATTTCTCTAGCACGCTTCTTTTCCTCCTTTTCGGCCATCATCTTTCTGATGGCCTCGATCTGCTCTCTGTCGTCTCTTTCTGTGTTCATGGCTGCCCTCCTGTTAGATAGGCTCTGCCTCTGCGAATTCTTCCGGATCCTGCGCTGCCGGTTCTGTTCCGAGGTAGACGTCTTCCGGTTTCTTGTTTCCGGTGTTGGTCTCCAGGTAGCTTGTGGCCATCTGGTCTGCCATGTGCGTGAATAATACCAGCGGGTATTTCTCTGCGGCCTGGCAGTATGTCTGGATGATATTGGCTTCGCTCATTCCCATGTGCCATCTGATTGCGTATCGTTCCTCCATTGTCAGGTGGATAAACTCTGATGCCATCATGACTGATTTTTCTCCGTGTCCGTATGGGTTGCGGTCGTTCACGGTGTAGACCGGATACTGTTCCCACTTCTGGTTCGCATCTTTTCTCCAGCGCATCTCGGTTGCGTAGAAGTTCACCTTGCAGAGGTCATGGAGCAGCGCCACGATGATGATGGATTCCTGCGGGATGGAGTCTAATCTCATACCTGCAGCCTGGAATTCCTGAACATCTCCGGTCGTGGTTCCGAGGCCAGCCAGGCAGTCGTAAACGTTGAGCGAATGCTGCAGCAGTCCTCCTTCGTAGCTGGAGTGGAATCTGGTTGACGCCGGTGCCGTGAAGAAGTCGGTCTTCTCCAGGAAGTCGATGAGCTTCTCGATTCCTTCTCTCTTTGTGCTTCTTAATAATTCGATAAATCTTTCCTTGTTGGTCATCTGAATATTTCCTCCGTTTCTTTGTCTTTGAATGTGATCCTGTTCTCGATCGTCAGTCCGTATGCTCCGGCGATCGCTCTGATTGCTTTCATGGCTGCTCTGATGTCATACTCCCTGGTTGCTCGCTTCTTTGCTTTCGCAGCCTCCTTTTCCTCCCTGGATACGATTCCTACTGCCTGGTTGGCTGTCGGATCTGGATATCCTTCCGGGTTGTTTCCCTGGTAGCTCATTCCTGCCTCACCTCTTTCAAATATTTTTTGAATCTCTCCGTGTCTTCCTTATGCTGTGCATCGATCTCTGCCTGGGTTGGTGCCATCATCAAAGTGAATGATGGCTCTGAAAAGGAAACCCACACGCCTGCCTCCGGATGCCATGTCATGCCTGGCAGCAGGTCGCTTGTTACTTTTCCGTCCGGTTCCTGGTGGATATGCTCCAGCCAGTACGGTGCGTATGCTTCATACTTGACTCGGTCTGTGTAATATCCGCAGGCCAGGTTCTCTGCTTTTACCAGATTGAATTCTTCAAATACTGCATGTGTGACTTCTTTCTGGTGCCCTGTTGCCTTTTCCTCATCGATGATTTTCTGAATCTGATCGACCATGCTTTGGGCTTTCGCTCCGGTTAAATCTGGACCGGTTTTCAAAATTCCGAGCATGATGAGGTGTTTCATGTAAATTTCAAATTGTGCACGGATTTCCTCTTTCAATTTTGCATAAGGCTTTTTGTATTTGGTTTTCAGGAGTTCCAGTGGCACGTTTTCCCTGTTTTTACGCAGG